AAAACTTGAAAACGTCCCTCTAGTGAGGGGAGCAGCCGCCGCATATATGGGAGCAGCTGCGTCCCAGGCTTCAGCTCGAACTCTTCGTCAAGCCGTTTCAGTGCCATGTTACTTGGCCTTTGACTTTGTCTTTGCAGAACTTGGCTGTGCGTCTGGATCGGCCGGGATATCGCCGATCTCGACCGCATCTACGATATTTGCAGTGATCTCGGTGCAGGCATCACCGACCATTTGGTATTGCTTGGCTGGCGACAGCATGCGGCCGGAGAATACCACCGGCTTGCCGAGTGTGACCGAGTACACCTTGAGCGGATCGTAGGACGCTGGCACCGCGCGACCTTCCGCCTTGCCTTCTGGCGGTGAATCTTCAGACGGTGATGATGGCCCACCGATTTCGATATGTCGATCATCGAACCACTCGCCCGGTCGTGTTTCACGCCGCGAACCTTTGCCGTTTGCCGATCTATATTCTGGCACGCGCCGCATCAACGCGTCCCTGAGTCATCGGCATAGTGACATTCTGGTTTGGATATCTATCCGTTGCCATATTTAATTCTCCGTTTAGATGTTTACGCCGATATCGATACGCTCGCCGACAAGGAAGCAGGCGAGCTCGTTGTCAGTCGTTCCCTCCGACCTGATCTTATAACCGGTGATGGGTACGCCACCGAGCGCGGCAAGATTCCAAGTGCATCTCCGGAACAGCGTGGTCGGATCATTCGGATCGATTTCGTCTTCGATCAATGACGGTGTCCGCACCGACACATAACTCGCGCCGGTCAACAGGCGCGGTGTGAACGTGTGGTAGGGAGGGCCTCGCCACGACTCCAGGCGATAATCCACGTAGACCGTGTTGACCGTACCGGAGTTCGGCATAACGCGCGCCGTAGAAATATGCCGGAAGTCATTGCGCGGGCGCGTTGTCAGCGAGCGACTGTTCGATGCGACACCGATACCCGGCATCTCATCGGTTGTTCCAATCAGTTGAGCACGGAACTGCAGCATCGGTGGCTTGCCGAGCAGCGGGTTGCTGGCATAGTAGCCGAGCGATTTCCACTCACCGTTCACCTGCACCTCAAACTGAATCGTAGTTCCCGGCGGGCGCGTCGAATCGAAGTTGAGGTCGATAGACGCAATGCCGTCGGCGAGCTCAAGATTGTTGAACTGCACAGTGCAGCGATTAGTCCTGAACTTCGCAAAGTTCAGGCGGAACGCCATGTCCTTGTAGAGATCGCCGATAGACCACGCACCGTCAGACGAATGGAACAGCGAACCTTGTGCGAACTTGTTATTGTGAACCAGTGAGACGAAGTGATTGCCGGGTGTCTGCAGCACGATAGCGTATCGCGCACCCTTTGCCAGATAGGTCGGCAAGAAGTTGACGCGGGTGTGGTTTGGTATCGTACGCAGCAGATCGACGGTGATGGTCGAACGTGCAATTGTCTTTTGGAAGTCCGGCGCACCACCCAAACCGCACTCACAGATCAGCACATGAACATCGCCGGTCGTCGCAACACGAGTGAAGAACAAATCGACAGATGTAAGCCAGCCGCCTTGCGAGTTGAGGTATGTCTGCGAAATCACCGACCCAGAAAGCCCCTGGATAGTGACGATCTGCCGCCAGTAATAGCTGTCAATGATTTCATCGACCCAGAACTGCACAAGTCGCACGACGGTATGGTTCGGGTTATCCTGCACGTCGAGGATTTGGAATGTCTCGTTTCCGCGTGTCAAGATATTGCGGATCGGATCATAAATCAAATCCGTGTTGACGGTGTTGCCGCCAATGCCCCATCCATTGGAGTATTGATCACCCTCACCAATCGACGTTATCCAGTCACGACCACTTGGCGCGAACCACCAGACACCGTTAGCGCAAACATAGAACGCCGTCCCCCAGCGGATGCGCGTGCGGGTCTTGGTGCAGAGTTCCCAGTTGATCAACTGATGCTGATTTTGTGAGATCGACAGTTCACCGTCATTGCCTAGCACTTCAACCCGCGCGACTTGATCATAGGCTGGCAGCACGAAATTGGCTTGGTTCATGACCGAAGGGTCGGTTGGATCAAACAGTCCGATCTGTGAATCACGCTCAGCCTCGTTCGGGAAACGAATACCCTCCTCAACCTTGGCCACCCAATCTACGTGGTTGATGTCGCTCTCGTCTGTCGTCAGGAAGTGATCCGCACCCCATGACGAATAGGTGTCAGGAAGATCGAGCGTCTCCCTGATGCGTGCAATATCTGCCGCCAGCTTCAGTGTGAACTTGAGTGACGCAGTACCGTTGAGTCGAGCAGCCAGCGCAGCAAGGTCAGTCGCCAGCGTATCGAGACGCGAGCCGGTGCGGGTGCGCCACGCATCGTTCTCATCCAGCCTCTCGTTGAGGTTGGCAAGGTTCGGTGCGTAGTTGTCTTCCACCTTTTCAATGGACACAATGCCTGTGGAATCCAGCAAGATCCACGCCACCGCCAACGTGTTGGAAGCAATAACCGGTCGCTGCGGATCCGGACTTTCGGCGCCGACGACGGTGCTGATATTGGCCCAGCGACGATTTTCTGTACTGACAACACGCGCCACCGTTGCGCGCGTTACCGGATCAGTCAAGAACGTTCGTGGCTCCGTATCCGTTTCAATTTCTTGGCCCCACACTACGACGCCGACATACTTGCGAGTGACGACCGGGAGAACACCCAGCAGATCGAGATTCGTCCCACCCTCGTTGTCGTTATAGAAAACAAGACCAGCGTGAAACAACCGCCCGTTTCCTACCGTGACCACCGCCGGAGCATCCTGCACCGTGGCGAATCCGGTGTAGGCCATGCCGGGAATAAGCGTGTCCCCGACGACATGGTCAAAAGAGTAGCGGGGGAATAAGCCGAAGTTGTTGAAATCTTCGACCGTGACCTTCTGCCAGTCTTGGACATTAACTTTCCGTTCCATGGATACTTCTCCTAAAGCAGGTTAGGCACCTGCTGATCAACTGTGGTCTCTGTGAAGGCGCGTTCCCGTAATTCAATCAGTCGCGTTGGGTCGTAAGCAGTTCGCACCCTATCCCTCAGCGCCTGTGATACAGCGACGGTGCGATTGCTACGATCGAAGTCTTGCAGCTGCACCGTGCTTGAAAAGTAGTTGTCATCGGTGGTGTAGCCCTCGTCGGCAAACCAACTCCAGACATCATCATCAGTGTGCAGATCAATCATTAGATCTGCGGTGTAGGGTGGCCAGCTTACGTAGTCGACACCGACGAAGGAGATGCCTCCGGTGATATTTGCCATGATCGCCGGGTCATACAGGAAGATACGATCCGCCAGCATGCGCGCAGCGTCATAACCAGCGTCCGCGTAGAACACCAAGGGTTGATAGGGGCGTGGCACGTTTGGCGGCAGATAAATGCGCGGGTCAATCTCAGGCTCCGCGGGTGGCACCAGATTTCTGGAGTCCGGCCAGTCGTTGACGAAGAAAAACGAGTTACCCCATCCGATGTCAGACTCACGTTCGTATCGAACGTCAATCGGGTCCAGTCCTGGCAGCACGGTGTCAAGGTGCAATAAACTTTGCTCATGATCGTATGATCCATCAATCCGAACCGTTACAAGCTTTGGTTCAATGTCTTCAACACAAACGAACTTGTCCTCGCCAACAAAATCTTCTGCCGTATAACCAAGCCTGGAAATACCGGGGATAGAGATTCGTTCGTAGTCGATAGATGTGCGTCCGTTGATTGTCTTGTTGAACTTGTAAATCTGCAGCGGGATGTCTTCCCCACGTACTCGCAGGAAAGCCTTACGTCCATGCAGCGCCTCGCCATCATCTAGTCCAACGTGCCAGCCTGCACCGCCATCACCGCAAAATAAGACGTCAACGCCGTCCCAACCGACACCCTCGTAGAACGTGATGCGGACCTCCGGCATCTGGTGGACCCAGAAATCGAAAGCTTCTTTATCCATCGATGGCGAAGCATAGAACGCTTGCGGCGGCCGGATAGCCTGAGTGATTTCATAACCGCCGGTAAAGTCCCGACCGGCAAACTCCAGTCCCATCGCGATACCGTCTTGGGTGCCGCGTAAAGACTTGTATTCAAATTGTCTAGCCGTCCACTCTCGCTGCGTACTCTCCGTCCAGCCTTCTTCCCACAGCAATGCACCCATTGCGTAGGCGAGATAAGGCAGATTGTTGTAACTTATTTTATACGGATCCCATTGGTCCGTGATGATCTCAGCATAGGTGCCGATCAGTCGCTCGCCATCCACATCGGCCATAGACTTCTCAAGTCCGGATGAAGCCCGGTAGAGAAGTTTGGCACCAGGAGCTTGAATGATTTCGGTCATACGGCTCGCCCGGCCAAGGTCACAACCACGTCAGTCACCTTCACGACCCAATCGGAACTGACCTCAATATTCTGGGCCGGTTCAATGATCTCGACATGGTGAACCCCTGAAACGGTGCATGCAGCATGGATCGACGTGTGCGTATGATCGTGGCCGAGCCAGTATTGGTTCTCGATCAGTTTCTGCAGATTGGTTTTGACAGCTGCCAATGTCTGTTCTGGAATAGCTCCAGGATACAGCCAGACGGCGATCTTGTAGGCGGTCTCCCTTACCTTCGGCGCAGAAACCGCAATGACATCGGTCAAACCCTGACGCGACAAGTTTTGGATGTAGGTTCGAACCTGGATCAACTGTTCCTGAGATGGCCGAGGGTCTCCGTTTTCCAGCGGCATCAAACACGTAATCAAGATAGTCGGGTAATACTCGTGCATCACCGAACGAATGGCAGTCACGTCCCGTAGGATCGGCAGTGCAGTCAGCGCCCAATATTCATAGGCTTCCGCCGTGCCATGCGGCGACAACACGTTTGGGCTCAACCAAATGCGCCGCCGATAGCGGTCGTCAGACTCGCCCTCGAGACGCGGCACACCACCGGGATAGCGCGAAGCAATGGCATCAAGATCAGTACCGATAGCGTAGGCCAGCGTGATCGAACGCGCCGCTTGATTGACGCGGTCCCGCAGCATCAACTCAAAATACGTGCAGGCCTCTTGGTTGATTTTGATCGGGTCGAATTCGAGATTCTCGACATCGTACTGCGCAGCCGATGGCGGATCATAG